TCACTATGGCCCGCTGTGGGACTACAGTAACCACGATCAAGTACGTAAAGTTAATCAGGAAGTGTCTAAATACGTAGGTGCAGACAGGTCTTGGTTCAGATCGTCAGAAGTGTTTAAAGACAATCCGAAACTATCAAGGGAGATTATCAAAGACGAAGAACACCCGCTGCGTGTAGCACTAGCCTTTACCATAATAAATGGCACACACTATGACGCGCTCACAGAACAAGGGGGGCGTAGATATATGGGCTATGACAACGTGACGGAGAGCAGCGTGAAAGCGCAATACAATGCCAAGATCAATCAGGTCTGTGGCTTCATCAAGATCAAGAAGGGTAAGAAATAATGTCAACTCAACACACAAGCGTACGGTTCGCAAAGGCTCAATACAACGCCAAGATACAGGAAAACGGAGGTAACACTAGCTTTGACCACAAAGATCAACACTCAGGTTTTGGAGTGTTCCGTAAAACAGTGGAGCAGTCTATACGTGGGGCTAAGACAATATACCGTGACCACAGATCGGCATGGGTCTACATGGAAGGTGACTATATGACGTTGGGCTGGGTCGGTAGAGGCGACTTTCAGACCAGCAAGGACGGGGAAGATAAATTTGTGGTGTATTCACGCACAATCGAGAACCTAAAATATAGTGACCACAACAAACAGTATCACATGCGTATGTCAAAAGACATGGGTATCGCTGCCAAAGCTGCCAAGGGTGCGTTCCGTAGCTACCACCCTACAGAGGTAGCGGAAGCGTTACGTCCCAAAGTAGTTAAACCTGTTAACGCATTAGAGCAAGAGGCAGTACGAGCGTACAGAAGTGCAGTAGAAGCTGTTGGAATGGAATATTATGGTACGAAGGCCGAGCGTACTATATCAGCGTTGGATCATTTGGTTACGTCAGGCCATGTTTTCCCGCAGGCAGACTACCACAAAGATTTGTTGGAAGTGTTCAAGACCAAGAAAGAACGTGACAGGTTCAGTGGTAGCACGTTACCCATGACGTACGTGTATGTATATGAGAGGTTCGGCAAACAGCGTGTAGACGTGTGTAGTATGGAGAACATTAAATCTTCGTATAACGTGACCAATTTACTTGTTGGCACGTTTGACGCGGATGCCGTGTCCGATGATATACAGGGTAAGGTTGCTGTCATGTCCATGTGCGAGGATGAACAGTTTGTCGAGGGCGTTGGGTTCAAGGTCGATGACACCACGTTCTTCTTCTATGTGGAAGATACTACAACGTGAACACAACAAACGACTTAACTTACATCATACGCATACAAGAACCTACTAAAAGTGTTTTTGTGAAAGCGTTAGGCATGAATAGAGTTGACGCGGAGGTAGAGGGATGGTATCCTTCTACCGAAGCACTGCCTATGTGGATGCAAGAAAAGATAGTTCTACTGATGATGTTACACCCCAAAGTAGTTAGCCCTGTTAAGTTGGAAGGCGTGGGCGAGTGTTACGAAATGGAGAATTACGGATACATCTACACCATAACTTCCTAATAGTTAGGGAACTCCCTAACATCTGGTATCGACGGAGGACAACATGACACCCGAAGCAAAAGTTAAAAAGGTTGTGGTTGCACAACTAAAACAACTAGGCGCATATTATTTTTATCCTGTGACAGGCGGCTACGGTCAAAGCGGTGTGCCTGATGTAGTAGGCTGTTACCACGGCGTGTTCTTTGGGATAGAATGTAAGGCTGGCAAGAACAAACCAACGCCGTTGCAAGACAAAAACCTCAAGCAAATACGTGACGCAGGGGGCTTAGACTTAGTTGTTAACGAAGGTAACATGCACACAGTAAGAGACGAACTTATGGACTGCGGTAAACCCGCGTTGTGATTAGATACCCAAGCTGTGAGTGGGCGCGTTTTCGGCATAGTTCCGCATAAACCGCAGCAACAAGAGCAAAGAAACCTCCGTGTGAAAACACAACCCTTTCGTCTTTGTGATCTTGTCGGAGAAACCACGATACGGTTAGTCCCTGTGTACAGCATGGGGCACCTAATTTTTGGAGGTGAACATGAACGATAACATAGTAGACTTCCCACAGCATAGCGACTTAGACAGGCAGTTTCTTGAACTGGAACAGCAGCAAGAGTTAATCAGAAACCAAAGGGCAGAGATCATGGAGAAAGAACAAGACAACCTAACACCCGCGCAGCAATCAGAACTAAAATTCCTGCGTCAACAGGTGGGTATGTGGCAAGACAAAGTACACGCAAAATACCCGTTACCTAACGCCGCGGGTAATCTATGGACAGCGCGGGAAGAACTAACACGTTATGTAAGTGACCTACGTACGTGGGGTAAAAAGATATGACCCCTAAACAAATGGCAGCGATTGAGAACGAACGTATGCTTTTTAACCTAGACCCCAACCAAGCGATTAGAGGTCGTGGGTATAAGAGCAAAGTAGATTTACGGGCGTTAGTGTTTGACGTTTTAAGAACCCGCGAGGCGTGGACAATAGATGATCTTGCAAAGCGCGTAAGTCTTAAACGTGAAACCGCGCATCAACTATTAAAAGAACTAAAGCGGGACGGGTATCTTACCTGCAGAAAACTGCATGACGAGTTTGTCTTTGAGCATAACAAGCTATGACTAAATGGGATTTTAATATGATTGACCGTGAAGAATACGCGAGAGTTTGTGCGGAGAACCGCAGGTTAAAAAAAGAATTAGAAGCGTACAGGGAAGGGAAGGGCGTTGACGGAACTAGAGAAATGGAAGAACCTAGCCAAGGTCGAAAACGGACGGATGCTTGAACCGTTTAACGGTGTATCACCTAACTATGGAATAATAAAACAGAAGGTACGTGGGTGTGGAGGACCGCGTATGGCAGAGATTGAAAGGTCAAAACCCGCACAACGTTTGCTACGTTTAGCAGAACAAGGGTTTAGCTTGGCGGAAGCCTCACGCATTACAAGTATGTCTGTGGAAGAAGTTATAGCTAAGTCAAATCGGTATCAGATAAAATTTAAGGGGAGTAACGAAGGCTATGGACAAGGATGAATTTCTAATAGCAATGAACCGCGTGGCAGAAGCGTTGCCAGACAAATCGTCACCAGAAATGACCGCGCTATTCATTGCTAATATCATATTAATATATGAGCAAGAGAAAGAGTGGCCGCATATGATGATGGCGGTAACTACTATTTTGGCCGATGCTATGGTCGAAGAAAAAGCGGAAGGTGAAGCCGCCGCAACTGAGGATGCTAAAGCGTTCCTAAAAAATATAATGGAGAACCACAATGGCTAAAAAGAAACAAACCAAATCGGGTACTGTTACTAAACTGCTGACAGGCCCGATGCCGTGGCGCAACAAAACAGACAAACAAATAGCTGCAAAGGTCGGGTGTTCTGTATCTTACGTAGGGAAAATACGTAAGACGCTACAAGATGAGTTCTACGGTCACATAGTTAGGGAATCCCCTAACACAGCAGGTGTAGACCCTAACGCGTGGACACGCTCGGGTATCCTAAATCAAGCCGAGCAATACGTTACCAAAGATCGGGCGGCAGACCACGGCGACATGGAAGATAATTTTAGAACTATCGCTGACCTGTGGACCGCTTATTTGGGTTTTGACTTAATCATTACCGATAGAGACGTTGCTGCCATGATGACCCTGCTGAAGATTGCACGGTCAAGGTCTAACCCTGACAATGCAGACAACTGGATTGACGCGTGTGGTTACATGGCGTGTGGCGGGGAGTTGGCTACACAGAAGGATCACAAGTAGTGGACCTGATAACCTTAGACTTTGAAACATTTTACGACAAAGATTTTTCTCTACGTAAAGTGACCACCGAAGCCTACGTCCGTGACCCTCGTTTTGAGGTGATCGGCGTAGGCGTCAAATTGAATGATGGTAGTACGGAGTGGGCAAGTGGCACACGAAAACAGGTTAGGAGATACCTCGCACACAATTTCGATTGGGGCGAGAGTATGCTATTGTGTCATAACACTATGTTTGACGGTGCTATACTTAGTTGGCATTTTGATCTGCGCCCTCGCGTGTATGCCGATACTCTGTGTATTGCCCGTGCTATACATGGGACTGAAGCTGGTGGAAGTCTCGCGGCGTTATCTGAAAGGTATGGCATTGGCGTTAAGGGAACGGAAGTCCTCAACGCATTGGGAAAACGTCGATTAGATTTTACTGATGAAGAACTACGTGCCTACGGTGACTACTGTATAAATGACGTGGAGTTAACACATCAACTGTTTAACCTTATGGTAAGCGGCGTAGTTTCGGGGAATAGATTTCCCACTGAGGAACTAAAATTGATTGACCTCACGTTGCGTATGTATACCGAGCCTACCCTTGGTTTGGATACCCCGTTGCTGCACTCACATCTTGAAGATATTAAGGCTCGTAAAGGTAAACTGTTACAGGATGCGAACATTGACAAGAAAGAGTTAATGAGCAACCCGAAGTTTGCCGAAGTGCTAAAAGGTTTAGGTGTGAACCCACCAATGAAGATCAGCCCGACTACAGGCAAGGAAACCTTTGCGTTTGCTAAAGATGATGATGGGTTTAAGGCGTTACTAGATCACGAAAACGTGCGTGTCCAAGCTCTAGCAGCAGCGCGTATCGGTACGAAGTCTACTCTTGAAGAGACACGTACGCAACGGTTTATAGATATAGCAGCGCGAGGCACCCTCCCCGTCCCTGTAAAATACTACGCAGCGCACACAGGTAGATGGGGCGGTGATGATAAGATCAACCTACAAAACCTGCCGAGCCGTGGGGCTAACGGTAAGAAGTTAAAGCGTAGTATTATTGCCCCCGAAGGCTACACGATGATTGACTGTGATAGTTCGCAAATCGAAGCGCGTGTACTTGCGTGGCTGGCAGGGCAAGACGATCTTACCACTGCGTTTGCCAACGGTGATGATGTTTATAAGCACATGGCGTCTAGTATATATACCGTGCCAGCAGACGAGGTGATAGGTCCGCAGCGGTTTGTTGGTAAGACTACAATTCTAGGTGCTGGCTACGGCATGGGTGCGGTTAAGTTTCAAGTGCAACTGGCGGGTATGGGTGTAGATATGCCTATCGCGGAAGCACGGCGTATTATTCAAATCTATCGGAAAGAGAACGGCGCGATAAGTCAACTGTGGACGGACGCGAACAACATGATACACTACATGGCCCGTGGTGATACGTTACAGTTTGGTAGGGACGGTGTGCTCGCCGTCGATGCGTCTAAGAACGCTGTGATATTACCATCTGGATTACCGATGTTTTATACTGATGTAAGTGCGTATAATGGAAATGACGGTACAGAGTATATGTATAAAACTCGCAAAGGTCTTAATAGAATATACGGCGGTAAGGTGGTTGAGAACGTGTGCCAAGCAATTGCCCGTTGCATTATAGGCCACCAGATGATACTTATTGCTAAGAGATACAAAGTTGTGCTAACAGTTCACGACAGTATTGTTGTAGCTGTGCCAGACGCCGAGGTTGCCGAAGCGCAGGTGTATGTGGAACATTGTATGAGCCAGAAACCCGATTGGGCCGAGGGTCTACCTATCACCTGTGAAAGTGGCACAGGCAAATCTTATGGGGATTGTGAATGATAAAAGTTGCGCCGTGGTCGTTTAGCAGGATCAAAGCCTTTGAGCAATGTCCTAAACAGTTTTACCATGAGAAGATACTTAAAGAGCATCCGTTCAAGGAGACTGAGGCCACGCTGTACGGAACCGCGTTTCATAATATGGCCGAGGATTTTGTAGGTAAAGACGCGCCTATACCCGAACAGTTTACGTTCGCTCGTGACGCACTCACGTCTTTAAAAAATAAACAGGGGCGTAAATTATGCGAAGAAAAATTGGGTGTTACCGAAAACCTAGAACCTTGCGGGTTTTACGACCCTGAAGTTTGGTTCCGTGGTATAGCTGACCTTATCATCTTAGACGGTGATCTTGCATGGGTGATTGATTATAAGACAGGCAAGTCTGCAAAATATGCCGACAAAGGACAGTTGGAACTTATGGCCTTGTCCGTGTTCGCGCACTACCCCGAAATTAAAAAAATTAAGGCCGCGTTGTTTTTTGTTACTAGTAAAGACTTGGTAAAAGATACTTACATGGAGTATGATAGCCACGAATTGTGGGGCAAGTGGTTAGGCAAGTACAACCAAATGAAGATAGCCGCTGACAATGATGTGTGGAACGCACGTCCTAGCGGGTTATGTAGACGCCATTGCCCTGTAATTGAGTGTGTCCACAATGGAGCGAACGCATGAGCGAAGATAAAAAACGAGCGAAGAAAGCCAAGCGGAAGAAGCAGATCAACGCACCTGTTGGGTCTGCTACGTTTGAACGTAGGATGGAACGTCAACGCGCGCGCCGTAAAGTAGATCGCGAAGGCGTAGACCGTAACGGTAACGGTAAGGCCGACAAGCGTGAAGGTAAAGATGTCAGCCACAAGAAGGCTTTGGTCAAAGGCGGCAAGAATAAAGATGGTATACGGATAGAGAGTTCAAGCAAGAACCGCGCCCGTAATTACCAAAAGAAAAAATAAAAAGTTAGGGATTTCCCTAACATTTAGGAGAACACAAATGAAATTAGTAGATGGTAAGGCGTTGCTGTTAAAGCTACGCAATCCAAGCCGTGTCACTAAAACAGTGCCTAACAGTGTGCAGGTTAACAACCATGAGGTAAAAGTTAACCACGGTGTTGACGAAGCACACGCATTACAGCGTTTGGGCATTAAAGCCCCCTCGCCCATTGATACCAGATACCAGTGGTCAGGCAAACACAAACCGTTCCAACACCAAAAAACCACCTCCGCGTTCCTAACGATGAACCGTAAATCGTTTTGTTTTAACGAGCAGGGTACAGGTAAAACTGCCAGTGCAATATGGGCGGCAGACTTTTTAATGCAACAAGGTAAGGCGCGGCGTGTCTTGGTGATATGTCCGTTATCTATTATGGACAGTGCATGGCGTGGTGACTTAGAAACCTTTGTCCCACATCGCTCAGTGGACGTAGCGCATGGCGCAGCTAAAAAACGAAAAGAAATCGTAGAACAAGGTGCAGATTTTGTAATTATCAATTACGATGGAGTTGATATTGTGTCGGAGAGCATCGCGTCTGGTGGGTTCGATATAATTATTGTGGACGAAGCTACGCACTATAAGAACACACGGACTAATCGGTGGAAGACGTTATGTAGGTTAGTAAAGCCTAGTACGTGGCTGTGGTTGATGACAGGTACACCCGCCGCACAAGCACCTACGGATGCGTATGGTTTAGCCAAACTCATAAACCCTGACAATGTACCGAAATTTTACGGATCATTTCGAGACATGGTTATGTATAAAAAAACACAGTTTCAATGGCAACCGAAACCTTCTGCAAGCGACACAGTGCATCGCGTGTTACAGCCAGCGATACGCTTTACCAAAGAAGAGTGTCTTGATTTACCACCAATGGTTTACGTAAAGCGTAAGGTAGAGTTAACACGGCAACAGTTAAAGTATTACAAAATGTTAAAGAAACGTTTAGTAATGACTGTTAGCGGCTCAGAAATATCTGCGGTCAACTCGGCTATCATTATGAACAAACTACTACAAATATCATGCGGAGGTATATACACTGACGAAGGCGATACGCTAGAGTTTGACATATCTCATAGATATAAAGTGTTACGTGAAGTGATAGACGAAAGCAGCAAGAAAGTGCTTGTCTTTGTACCTTTTAAACACGCCATTGACATACTTACCAATAAATTGCGTAATGACGGGATCGCTACGGAAATTATTAGAGGGGGTGTACCTGTAACCAAACGAACAGATATATTTAAACGATTTCAAGAACAACCGAACCCACGGGTACTCGTAATCCAACCACAATCAGCAGCGCACGGTGTCACGTTAACAGCAGCAAATACAGTCGTATGGTGGGGGCCAACCTCGTCACTAGAAACCTACGCTCAAGCAAACGCTAGGGTTCACAGATCGGGTCAGACACACAAATGTACTGTCGTACAGTTGCAAGGTTCACCTGTGGAAAAACGTATTTACTCATTGTTAGATAAAAAAATAGACGTACACACAAAAATTATTGATTTATACCAAGAACTACTTGACTAGCCCACCACAACTAAGTATTAAGTAATTCTCGTTACTGAAAAGGGGGGCATATGTCAGACAAATCAGAAGTTCCTGCCGATAGACTAACAAGGGCGTATATTAAAGTTCGCGCTCAACGGGCAGAATTATCCGCAGAATACAAAGAAGCAGACGGGCAACTATCCCGCAAGTTAGACACGATCAAGAACGCACTACTAGACTACTGTGAAAACCACAATGTCGAAAGTGTTAGGACTTCCGAAGGGTTGTTTTTTAGAACGTCAAAAATCAAATATTGGACAAGCGATTGGGAGCGTATGTATGAGTTTATACTAGAACATGACGTACCCGAACTTCTTGACAAGCGGTTGAACCAGACGAATTTAAAACAGTTCTTGGAGGAAAACCCAGACGTTCTACCCCAAGGTTTGAATGTCGATAATGAGTACGTAATCTCAGTCAGGAAGAAGTAATGGCAGAACCGTTTGTACCAATCGAAGGTGTGGCAAAGCATTTTGCTGTGTCCATATCTACTATCCGAGCATGGTTGCGGCAGGGTCACATCCCCAAACACACCTACGTTAAAATCGGTAACACCTATCGGTTTAAACTACCCGCCGTAGTTGATGCGTTAACTGCAGAAGCGTTAACGAAAGAAACCCAGTTAGAGTTCGATCTCGACGCTGATAAAGATGTATAACACATAAGGAGAACGACAATGGCAGAAACATATATCATTGAGGGCGTGGAAGCCCTATGGCCCAAAGTGGACCGTACCTACGCATTTAACTCTAAGATTAAACGTAGTGAACCCTGTGATCCTCGGGATCAAAACGCTGCATACTCCATCGCGTTCCGCATGGATGGCGCTGCCGCTAAGGGGCTGTCCAATGCTATGAAGAAAGCATACGCAGACAATCGTGACGAGGATTGGGACGAGAAACTTACTAACCCGTTTGTCAAAGATGACAACGGCACGTACACGCATAAGGCTAACCTAAAGGGCGCGTACAACGGTGAGACTACTACCAAGCCGTTAGAAGTAGATAGTCAGGGTACGCCGCTACCCGAAGGCTTTCAACTAACCACGGGCAGCACGGTCAACGTGGCGGTGCAGCTTATCCCTTACCGCATGAAACTCGGTAAAGATTGGGAGAGTGGCGTCTCGTTGCGGTTGAAGGCCGTGCAGGTTGTTAAGTACGTTCCGTTGGAAGTACGCAATCCGTTTGGTGCGGTAGACGGGGGGTTTGTGTTTAAGGATGCGGGTGCTAACCCGTTTGCGAAGAGCGCAGCGTCTTCTAAAAGTAATAACGTGTTAGCAGATGTCGATGATGACGATGATGACGTTATCGAAGAACCTGTTAAGAAGGCCGTTAAGAAATCAACATCCAATAAAAAACCCGACACTAATTTAAGCGGGATGGTGGACGAATTGTTTGATGACGATCACGCCTAAATAATTCCTTGCCACGGTTATTAAGTTAGCCGTGGCTTACCTTATTGAGTGGTAACAATGGATACAAAACGATTTTTAGACCTAGTTTTAGGTCGTGAGGGAAACTATTGCATATTCGCAGTTAACGCGGCAACAGGCAAAAGAAAGCAAAAATTTTATACGTCTGTAAACCATGTAGTAGAAGCAGCACAAGACTTTGACACGAACGGTTACGACACCTACTTTAGCCTTGCTACGTTAGAGGAAGCAGGATCACGCAAGGCTGATAACGTACGCTCCTTGAGATCGTTCTTCCTAGACCTTGATGTTGGTGAGGGTGACAGTAAGTTTGCATCACAGGCTGACGCTATAAAAGAATTAGCGCGGTTTGTTAAGCATAACAACTTGCCCCGCCCATTCGTATTAAACTCTGGTCGGGGTGTACATGTGTACTGGCCGTTGACCGAGGACGTAGGGCCGAATGAGTGGTTGACTACGGCATCACGGTTAAAGAAGTTATGTGCTAGTAACGGATTTAAAGCTGACCCTGCAGTCACTTCGGACATGGCTAGGGTGTTACGTGTTCCCAGTACGCACAACTACAAGTGCAACCCACCTGCTCCTGTCACGTTTTTTGCTAAGGCACAACCAAGCCCTACGGACTTTGACACCTTTGCCGAGTTGATGGGTGGTGAACCGATACCAGCGCCTACAGGCGTACAAGCCTTGAGAGCCGCATTAGAGCATGACGCCTACGAGAAACCTACTGAGGTGGGGGAGGGTGGTAGAAACTCTGCTATGCTGGCTCATGTAGGACACTTACGGTCTAAGGGGCACCTATCTGAGGCTGACATATTAGACATGGCACATGGGTTCAATGCTACGTCCTTGGACCCCCCGCTAGATCACGCCGAGGTGGAAAGTCTAGTGTCGCGGTATGCTGTGTATGAGGAGATAGATTTTGATGAAGATGACGAACACGACGAGGACGTTGAATCTACTGACAAACACGTTATACCTGCGTACCCTAAACCATACTTTCGAGGCCATAATGGGGGGGTGTACCTAAGAACAACTAACGAAGATGGCGACCCTGACGAGGAGTGTATATATCACTATGACTTCTATGTGACACGGCGGTTGCATGATGTGTTGCTAGGAGAGGTTATTGCCTTTGCTCTACATCTACCCCGAGACGGGGTGCGCGAGTTTGTAATACCGTTAACGGCAGTCACGTCTAGGGAAGATTTTCGCAAGAGCATGGCTATGCAAGGTATAACTTCATTTGGGAAGGACGTAGATAAACTGATGGCGTACACAGCAGCATGGATAAACGAACTACAACGCACAACTACCGCAAGTGAAGCCCATCAACAATTTGGGTGGGCCGACAAGGACTTAACATCTTTTGTGTTAGGGGATCAGTTAGTCACTGCCGGAGATGTGGAATATAACCCACCATCAGGTAAGACAGCAGGACTTATCGACTTTTTTAAACCTGAAGGTTCCCGTGACAAGCAGCTTGAGATACTCGACTTTTTTAATCACAGCGGCTTAGAGTTACAGCAGTTTGTTGTGTGTATGGGTTTTGGTTCCATCTTGATGCCGTTGACAGGGTTGAACAGTTTTGGTGTGCATCTGTATGGCGGTACAGGTGTAGGTAAGACTACAGCTATGTATTGTAACACAGGTGTATGGGGCGACCCCCACGGGCTGACCTTGGGACAACGAGATACACCGAACTCGCGCATGAACCGTGGCGAAGTTATGTGTAACCTACCGTTAAACTCTGACGAAATGACAAACATGAAGGGTGGGGATGTGTCCGAGTATTCCTATCAATTAGCCGAAGGTAAGCAAAAGAACCGTATGGCAGGTGGCGGAAATATAGAACGTGTTAGGGGTAGGCCGTGGCAGCTTATGGCGCTGTCTACAGGTAATATGAGTTTCTACGAGGAAATGCAGCGCGTAAAAGATGACCCTAAAGCTGAGATGCAACGAGTGTTAGAAATACGGGTCGATAAAAATATAAAGGCAGTCTTAGACAAGGGTAAGACAGATCAGTTGTTCCAAGATGCCAAGACCAACTACGGGCATTTTGCCATAGAGTTTATCCAGTACGTGATAAGTAACAGGGATGACCTACGAGCGTTATACACAAAGGTTAAATCTAAGTTAGATGCTAAGGCAGGATTGCAAGCCGAGAACCGTTTCTGGTCTGGGGGATGTGCGGCAACTATAGTAGGGGCGTTAGCGGCAAAGCAACTAGGGTTTGTTAACTATGATATTAACAAGTTATACGCGTGGATCGTGGACGAACTTAAAAAGGTTAAAGCCTACGTGGATGATAGTGCAGCGTCTGTGGAACAGTTAGTAACAGAATTTGCTACTGAGAATTGGACTAACATACTTAAAATTAAGAGCAGCAAGACTATGAATACGGGAGGGCAACCTGTCAACGGCGTTATACCGATAGTTATACCAGAACAGAACCCTCGTAATATGTTTGTGGCACGATTTGAGACAGACACGAATATGTTCTACGTGGTTCCTAAAGCGTTTAAGAAACATTTGAATGACCGCCACATAAACTATACTTCCACTGTCGAAGAAATGGTGAAGCAGATGGGGGCTAAGAAGTTGCAGATACGGCTGACCAAAGGGACTAATTTTAACTTACCGCCTATACGTGTGATTGCGGTGAGACTAGACGGGTTGAGCAGTGTACCAGAAGCCCCAGAAATATGATGATCTAAACCCAGACGGCATAAAAGTTGTTGTCGCGTGGAAGTACATGGTTGTAGGGGCGTCAGTCTTTATACCATGTATAAACACAACACGGGCAGGCGAACAGGTAAGAAAAATTGCAGAGTTAAAATCATGGCGTGTAGCGGTGCGAACTCGAATAGAAAATAAAATGTTTGGGGTTCGCATATGGCGCACTGTGTGATATTGTAGGGGTGGCAGTATTCATTGCCGTTCTCCCCTAAACTGCCCCGCTTAACAGCGGGGTTTTTTTATTGTTCAAACTCACCCAACATCATGCGGATAGTATCGCCATACAAAGAACTGAATGACACCCCGTTATACATCTGTTCTGATGAAGTAGCGTGTTTTTTCATTGACCGTTCGATAGTGTCGCGATCAATCGCTGCATCAGGATGACGCAAACTAAAGTCCATCATTTTAGTAGATATGTCTAACATCTCAGCACTATCATACATACGTGAGGCTACGTAATACTTCTTTAGCAAATCAGATCGTTTTTTATTAACCGCTGTGTCAATCCTCTTACCAATCATAGCCTTGTCTTGGCGTAACGTATATTCTTTAGGCGCTATACCAAGTGCCCAAAATAATTGTTCTCCTGCGGATATATCATCATATATAGGGTCTTGGCGTCTGGTAAACGCGCCACCGTCTTGTTGATATCGCCCGAAACTACTCTTGTACGCATTAGCCACACCTGCGGGTAGTAAGTTTTCTATACCGCGTTCCGTCTCGCCATTATACAAGTCATCCACACCCCTACCCAGACGTTTAGCCACACTGAGTGCAGGGCCACCAAGGTAGAACCCAAGGCTCTCCTCCAAAGACGGGTCGTTGTTGTAGCGGTTTTGCTGTAGCAACAAGCCTGTAAGTGCAACGCGAGTAGATACATCCAACCCTGTAGCCGCTGTGATGCCGCCCTTATACCAACCCTCACCAATATGCTTGCGAACTATCGTGTCAAAATCATCTTCCTCATCGTCTAAGAAGAACAGATTAGTAATCAAACGAACCGCACCGTACAGAGGTAAACCTTGAACACCCGCAAACAACATTGCTGTGCCATGTAACCCTATAAGTTGTTTCCACGCAGCCTTGCGTTCTGGCGAACCTTTAGGACCAAACAGTTTACCTTTGTCACCATCAAACGCTATCTTGGCTGTCTTCAGCATGGTGTAGTACATCTGCAAGCCGTAGCTTTTGTACATGAGCGCAACGCGACCAATATGTTGTTGTGATAGACGGGGGGCACTTTCTAAGAACGTACCTCCGTTTGTCTGTTGCGTGTTATATATAGCGTCTTGTACAGCGGCGTCTATCTGATCGGCTGTGGCCGTTTCGGGTTTGCCTCCCGTCTTTGCGTCTAACGCTAAATTGAATGAGGCCATCAACGTGACCTGCCTGTTCATCTGTTCACCGTGGTTAAACAATGTTGCCGATAGCACTGACACGTTATCCATAGTGCGACCTACTCTACCGCCCTTTGCGATACGAGAATATTCTGTAAGCCCCATAGATTCGGCAAGGGCACTACTTTGCAGCAGCCCTCGTCCTCTGGCGGCATCTACCAACTGTGTCATACGACCTAATTCTAAGTATTTGGCGTCGCCCTCTGCGCCATCAGGTAGGTTTAATTCAGCACGGTCCCGCAACTGTAACGTGCCATCATCAGCGCGTTTGTAATACTCAAACAAAGAGTTGAAGGAGCCGTTACGAGACTTACTTTTAATGACGTTGCCGTAGGCACTCTTAATTGCTGCGTGTGTTTTCTTATACCCGTATTGACCACCTAGATACGGTGCAACAAACAGTGGAATTTGCGACAAGTTTACCATCGCAGACGAAGCATTAAACCCGATTGTATAGATAAACGCAGTCTGATTTAACCTGCGTCCTATTTCCTCAAAGTTTTTATTTTTAGCGCCTTCTCGCGCAAATTCTGCTCGTTTATACAATTCTGTTTTAACAGCGTCAAAATCAGCGAGTGTTGTTTTTTCTAACCCTCGTAATATTTTACCAGATAAGGTCTTACCTGCTGCAGGCGGGTCTTTGGGTCTAGGCGCATCTTTAATTTTAAGTTCTAACGCACGTATGGCTGCGCCGTACTTAATCTTCTGCGCTTGGCTTGCAATGTTGTACGCCTTAGATTTTAGGGCTAGTACACTGTCCTGCATATATCCCGGAGTACCTTTACGTCCTTGTAACGCTTTAGCAAAAGATGTTTCAGGCAGTGTTTTAATAAACAACTGCAATACTTCTTTCTGCACACTGTCAGGTACTTTGGCTTTTTTAAGTACGGATAGCGTATCTTGGACAAACACGGATGGTACAGATTTCATCTGTGCCAGTGTTAAATCTCCATCGGACGTGGTTACATTTTCGTAATCAGAGTTAGCTTCGATGATTGCCTTGGCATCGTCACGTTCAGCCGCAGTCTCAAAGGTCTGTAGTACGTTAGCGATACGTTTCGCTGGATCAATATTTTTAACGTCATAACGCAGTACAAAGTCGCCTTCACGTAACAACGGAAAATAAACCTTTAACTTTGATTTGTCGAACAACTGTTTGGTAATAGTGTTCTTTAACTGTTTTGCTGTATCGGTGTCGCCTAAACTATCGTCTACCTGCTTGAACAAGACTTCCTTCATCGTTGCATATTGTTCTTCATACACCTTACGCATATCGTTAAAGGCTTTTTGACCTTCTGGTCCCATATCATTCCAGTGTTTACGTTGAGCGTCCCAAATATCTACTAACTTGTTACCTTCAGCATCTATTTTTGTTTCGCCCTTTTTGTTTAAGTATTCACTGCGTTTGTCATTGGGGTCTACTTGGAAGATCGTAGCACCAAAGTTGTTGTCGTATATGATTGTGTTTAACGCCTTGGTGCGTTTCTCAACTACTGCCTTATCACCACGATTGAGGTTTGTTACGATTGCCTCAATCTGATCTTTTACCTTAGCTTCGGCGTTCATTATCGCGCCACGCTGTTGTGCCATTACCTTGTCTAAGTCATACCCTAAGTTACCCAACCCTACTGCCTGTGCAATGTCACCCAATGTCTGCGAACCAGACAATCCCATTAACAAGTTCTTACCGTTCTTGGATATGGTCTGTGTAAAGAAATCCTTAGTGTCGTTCTTTAACTGTTCACGGCTACCTTCGCTAACAGCCTTTTGTGTACCGTCAACAACTCCTGACATAAAACTTTGTACGCCTTTACGCGTAGTATCCATCGTTGCCATTGGTAACGGTGACGCGTTACGGTTTTGTGGAGCAGGGGCTAACAACGCATCAGTAAGACTGTCTATCTTCTGTAAGGCTGTTAGGTTCACCGATGGTGCGCCCGTGAACTTACGTAAGAAATTCTGCATTATGTTGAAGAATCGCTGTAACGCAGTAACAGGTTCGCCCTTCATATTTATTGCCGACAACTCACTGCGGAACTCTGAGTTTGCCATAGCCTCCGCAAAGAACTCTTGCAGGTTTGCTGTGCCTGATTCTCGGTTCAACGACCCCTTAACACGTTTAAACAACTCGTTTAGTTTTATTGCCAGTTGTGAACTCTTGTCGGCTATTGCTGCACTACCCGCTGCGTGAGACATTTCGTGCATCAGCGTATGTAAGTTGATACCAGCGTCTGCGTCTAGCGTGATAGTATTAGTGCGTGGCTCAAACAGGCCAGCTACAGGTCTGCCGTCTAGTTTAAGGTCTTTCTTGATAACAACTTTTGTGTTGCCCGTAACGTCAGCAAATTTTCTAGCAAGCTGACGAGTTTGTTTATTTGGAGATGTTTGACTTACGAATAGCAGCGCGTCTCGAAGATTTCCGTTTTTAAGTGCGTTAACAACAGACGAATGTGCAGGTACATCAAGGCCAACAACAGCATCTGAAGACAATGCAAGATAGTATCTATCATCTTTCCAGTAAAATAATTCGTCTGCTTCTTTAGCAGTTATAATACCATCATCTACTAAGTCTTGTGGTTTAATTACATCTACTAATACAGCATCTATACCTTTTTGTCTTCTGTCTGACGCAGCGCGTAATTTATTAAATTGCGCTATTATTTCTACATTTGCTGGGTCTACAAGTATGCTTCTAATTACAGCATTTTGAGCCTTTGTTTGCATTTTTGTAAGTTCGTTGTTGGCTTCAGCACTTAAATTTGCACGAACCCAAGCAATCAAACGTTCCGCTTGTGACGGTTGTTTAGACGGAAATTTTCCTTTTATGTCTGTCTGTGTTTTGTTACGCCCTACACCGCTTAAATGTAAACCTAACTCGGCAAGAGTTTCTCCTACACCATCTACTTTAGCCATAGGATTTTGTGTAGCAACATCTTCTACAGCAAGTCTTATACCATCTGCAGGATTAGGAAACCGTGACAAATATGCGCGTACACCCAAAAGGTTTAAGTCTCCTTTTGTCTCAACATCTTTAAGTTTTCTATCTAACAATGCTAGTATTTGAGCATTGTCTGCTTCACTAAATGGATTCTTACTATATCTAAGGTCTGAATTTTCTTGCAGTTCGTCCTGAAACGGTTGAGTTCTTTCGCTGTGTTTTTCAACTAAAAAATCAGCAGATGTAGGTCGATTTCTTCGTTGGCGCACAGGTGTGGTTACAGGGGCTTTAGGCTTTGGCGGCAAGTTTAGTTTTGGTGCGTTAGGGTCAGTTGTACCACCACCTATAGCATTGCGTTTTGTTGTGTCTGCATCAGATGCACTTGTACCTTTAGCCGCACTTACAAGCCGTTTTGCCGTGGCTTTATTGCGGTTAGGGTCTACATTTT